GCTTACGGCGACGTGCCCATCGAGGACGCGCTGACCATGTCCTCGGGCGTGGCCTTCGACGAGGACTACGACAATCCAGCGTCCGACATAAACATGCTGTTCATCCGCGCCATGGCGATGGGCGTGCCTGTGGAGGAGACGCTCGCGGGGCTCGACCGGGTGCGCGATTCAGGCATCTACAACGATTATGTCAGCTCCGACTCCATGGCGCTGGGGTTGGTGCTGGAGGCCGCGACCGGCATGGCTCCGGCCGACTATCTCGCCAGCCGCCTCTGGGGTCCGATGGGGGCCGAGAGCTGCTCGCCCTTGCGCAGGTCGGCATCGACCTCTTCGAGCCAGCCGCGCGAGATCATCGCGGCCACAGCCTTCTTCGCAGCGGCCCCGTGCAGCCCGTCAGGCAGCGGCATGGCCAGATTGCCGGGGCGGGTGGCCGCGCGGCTGAGGACGATGGTCTGGGTATCGGTGAGTTTGGGCATGGGAGCCTCCGGGTCTGGTGGAGCAGCGGGGAATGCGCCGCCTTCTACCGGTTGAAGCCCGCCGTAATGGCGGGCCTTGGCTGGTCAGGGTCCGGCGGTCACTCGGCGTATTCGCCCTCGCCAAAGGCGCTGTCGGTGATGCGCTTCAGAAGCCCGGCGTAATGCTCGAGCGTACCCACGTCGCCCCAGTTGATCTCGTCGGGGTGGCAGTTGAAATGGTCGTCGCTGAGCGCCTGAAAGCGGGCGAGCATCTCGTCGATCTCGGCCTTTTTGCCGATGAAGGCGGCCAATGCGGGTTCCTTGTTGCGCCGGGCCCTCTCGGTGCGAAGCTGGTGGCGGGGTGTGGTTTGCGGGTTCAGGCTGGTCATGGCGTGGCTCCGTTGGGTGAGTTGCATCGTTTTCGTGAGACCACCATCGCTCTGTTACACCGATTATCGTAGGCAATTCTGCGCAATATCAGGCCTTTATGATCGCCACACCGAGCATCATGCGATGCGATCATGATCGGTGAGTGACATCTGCTCCGCCTCGTGCCGCTGGGCCGCGTCGGGCGGGTCGCGCCGCGCGTTGACCATGGCCACAAAGAGCGCGCGGCTGATGGCCGCCACCTCGTCGGCTCCGGCGCTGGTGAGATGCAGATCCTGAATGGCGATGGCCTCACCCAGATCGGTCAGGGCGTAGAGCGTAGCGAACTCCGCCTCGGGCGGGTCGCAGGTGACGGAGTCGCGATCATCCTCCGCCACGGCGACGCTTCAGCAGAACCGCAGGTCGAAGCCGATAGCACAGTTGCGGCGCACAATGTCATCGAGGGTCTCGCCCTCAGGCAGGCAGTTGCAGGAAATGTCCATCGGGATATCCCTCAGATCAGTTGCAGGCTGGCCAAAAACGCGCTGGCAGCGGCAAGCTGGGTGGTCGGCGCCTCGATCTTGATGTGCGAGATGACGTCCGAGGCTTCAGCTTTGAAGCCTTCGTCGCGCAGCGCGGCCTCGATCATGCGGGCGACGGCGTCCGGGTCCTTGAGGTTCAGGGGATCGGGCAGCGCGTCGTAATCGATGCGGATGGTGGTTATGGCGGTCATGGTCAGGCTCCCTGATCTTTTTGGTCGATCATGGCGAGGATGGCGCAGGCCATGCCGCCGAGGAATTCGCTGCGGCGAAACACGATCTCGTCGATCTCGTTCGCAGTGGTGACGGTCGGTTCGACGGCCAGGCTCTCTGCCATGTGCGGCAGCAAGCGGGCGGCCTCGGCGTTGTAGAGCTCTGCAATGGTCATGGGGCTGTCTCCGATCCGTTGGCTGGCGGGGCGCGATGCACCCGCCTCGTGGGGATCAGAGTCGCTCGACCGGAGAGTGTAATCAACTCGAATAGACGTATTTATACGTTCATTGCCAATGCTTTGATGGAAGTCAACGTGCCATGGAAGGCCTAAGCGAGCGCGCCTATGCCGCCCGATCCGGGCTGTCGCGCGGGGCGGTGCAAAAAGCGCGCAAGACTGGGCGGCTGGTGCTCTACCCGGACGGCTCGATCAACGCGGCCGCCTCGGACGCGCGGCGGGGCGCGATGACCGATCCGGACCAGCAGATCCGCGCGCGGGGCGGGTTGGGCGCTGGGGGTGAGGCCGGTGCGATCGGGGGCGGCAGCGTGTCCGGAGCCGGCGAGACCTCGTCCTACATCAAGGCGCGCACCGCGCTGACCGTCTACATGGCGCAGGACAAGCAGATCGCCATCCAGAAAAAGAAGGGCGTTCTGGTCGACCGCGCGCGGGCCGAGACGCTGGTGTTTCGCCTCGCGCGACAGGAGCGCGATGTCTGGGTGACCTGGCCTACCCGCGTGGCCGCGCTGATGGCCGCGCAATTGTCCGCAGAGATGGAGACAGCATCGGGAGCGCCCGTGACGATCGAGACGGCTGTTCTGCAAAGGGTGCTGGAAGCCCATGTCCGAGAGCAGCTCGACGCCCTGGCCGACCTCCGGGTCTCGCTTGAATGATGAGGATGGTGCGAACGATCTGACCGAAGGCCTTGACCTCGGCTTCGACGGGGCCGAGGACATCCTGCGCGCCTGGCGGCGCGGGATGCGCCCCGATCCAGACCTGACGGTGTCGCAATGGGCCGATGCGCACCGCTGGCTCAGCTCGCGCGCCTCGGCCGAGCCCGGGCGGTATCGCACCGCGCGCACGCCGTATCTGCGCGAGATCATGGATGCGCTCTCGCCCGGGCATCCCGCACAGCGCGTCACCTTCATGAAGGCCGCTCAGGTGGGCGCGACAGAGGCCGGCAACAACTGGATCGGTTTCGTGATCCATCACGCGCCGGGGCCGATGCTGGCGGTGCTGCCCACGGTGGAGATGGCCAAGCGCAGCTCGCGCGGCCGGATCGACCCGCTGATCGAGGACAGCGCGGCGCTGAAGGAGCGCGTCAAGCCCGCGCGCTCGCGCGACGCGGGCAATTCGATGCTGTCCAAGGAGTTCCCCGGGGGCATCCTGGTGCTGACTGGGGCCAACTCGGCCACCGGTCTGCGCTCAATGCCGGCGCGCTATATCTTTCTCGACGAGGTGGATGCCTATCCGGCCTCGGCCGACGAGGAAGGCGATCCGGTCACGCTGGCCGAGGCGCGCACCACGACCTTTGCGCATCGGCGCAAGGTGTTCATGGTCTCGACCCCCACGATCCGGGGGCTCAGCCGGATCGAGCGCGAGTTCGAGGCCTCCGATCAGCGGCGGTATTATGTGCCGTGCCCGCATTGCGGCCAGATGCAATGGCTGCAGTTCGAGCGCCTGCGCTGGGAGAAGGACAAGCCCGACACGGCAATGTATCGCTGCGAAGGCTGCGAGCGCCCCATCGCCGAGCATCACAAGACGGCGATGCTGGAAGCGGGGGAATGGCGCGCGACCGCCGCGCCCGCGGATGCCCGGGCCATCGGGTTCCACCTCTCGGCGCTCTATTCGCCGATCGGCTGGAAGAGCTGGGCGCAGATTGCACAGGACTGGCTGGCAGCCCAAGACTCCGACGAGATGCTGCGCGCGGCGCGCAATACGCTACTGGGCGAGACGTGGGTCGAGAGCGGTGAAGCCCCGGACTGGCAGCGGCTGGCCGACCGGCGCGAGACCTATCCGTCACAGATCCCTGCAGGCGGTCTGTTCCTCACCGCAGGCGCAGACGTGCAAAAGGACCGGATCGAGGTCGATCTCTGGGCCTGGGGGCGTGGGGGAACCAGCTGGCTCGTGGATCACATCGTGATCCCGGGCGGACCGGATGATCCCGCCTGCTGGGAGGCGCTGACCGGGCTGCTGAGCCGGACATGGGTGCATGAGCATGGCGCGGTGATGACGCTGGCGAAGCTGGCCATCGACACCGGCTACGAGTCCGCCGCCGTCCATGCCTGGGCGCGCCAGCAGGGCACGGCGCAGGTGGCCCCCGTGAAAGGGCTGGAAGGCTTCAATCGGGCCACGCCGGTCTCGGGGCCGACTTTCGTGGATGCCACGGTGAACGGACGCAAGCTCAAGCGCGGGGCGCGGCTCTGGAGCGTGGCCACCGCCACCTTCAAGGCAGAGACCTACCGATATCTGCGGCTGGAGCGCGGGACAGAGGATGAGGCGCCCAACCCGGCCGGCACCGTCCACCTGCCCGACTGGGCCGACAGCGAATGGCTGAAACAGCTGGTCGCCGAGCAGCTGGTCACGATCCGCAACAAGCGCGGCTACGCCCGCCAGGAATGGCAGAAGATGCGCGAGCGCAACGAGGCGCTGGACACCCGCGTCTATGCCCGTGCCGCGGCGTGGATCCTCGGCGCCGACCGGTTCGATGAGCGGATGTGGCGGCAGCTGGAGACACAGGCCGGGGTGGAGACCGCCGAAGTGGCGTCCGAGGCTGAGCCCGACAAACCGTCCGAGCCTCAGGCCGGGCGCATCACGACGCCCCGGCGGCGCGGCTGGCGCGTCAGCACGCCCAAATACATGGAATGAGTATGACCCTCGATGATCTCAAATCCCGCCACGGCGCGCTGCTGGCGGCGCGTTACAGCGGCACGCGCAGCGTCAGCTATGACGGCAAGACCGTGACATATGGCTCGGACGCGGAAATGGCGGCGGCGATTGCAGATATCGAGCGTCGGATCGCCAGCATCGAGCGGGGCGCTGGGCGTATCCTGCGCCCCCATGCTGTGAAGAATCTGTGATGAACTGGCGGCAGCGCCTCGGGGCCTTCATCGGTGGGTTCGATGCGGGCCAGCACCACCGGCGCCTGCGCGGGTTTCGGGCAACCCGCGCGCATGTCAACGCGCTGATCGCGGCGTCGGGCGCTGACATCACCGCGCGCGCCCGCTGGCTGGTGCGCAACAACGGCTATGCCGTGAATGCGGTGGAAAGCTGGGCGGCCAATACCGCCGGTGACGGGATCAAGCCGATCTCGAAGATTGCCGATCCCGCCCGCAAGGAGGAGCTGCAGCGGCTATGGCTTGCCTGGACCGACGAGGCCGATGCCGAAGGGCTGACCGATTTCTACGGTCTGCAGCGCCGCGCGGCGCGCGAGGTCTTCATCGCCGGCGAGGTGTTCTTCCGCATCCGGCCGCGCCGGGCAGGCGACGGGCCGACCGTGCCGCTGCAGCTGCAGATGCTGCCGGCCGAGATGCTGCCGCTGGAGCAAAGCGGGACGGCGGCAAACGGCAACGCCATCCGCCAGGGCATCGAGTTCGACCGGATCGGGCGGCGAGTCGCCTACCACTTCCTGCGCCGCCATCCCGGTGACAGCACCGATCCGGGGCTGGCCGGTGAGGTGGTAAGGGTGCCTGCCAGCGAGGTGATCCATGTGATCGACCCGGTCGAGGGCGGCCAGCTGCGTGGTGTCTCGAAACTGGCCCCGGCGATCGTGAAGCTGTTCCTGCTCGACCAGTATGACGATGCCGAGCTCGACCGGAAGAAGGTCGCGGCGATGTACGCGATGTTCGTCACCTCCCCCGCGCCGGAAAACCCGCTCGCCCCGCCGGAGGATGAGGATCCGGGCGGCGTCGAGATCAGCCCGGGCCAGGTGGTGCGACTCGATCCCGGCGAGGATGTCACCGTGGGCCAGCC